CTTCGCTTTCTGAAGAATGTCTACGTTCAGCTAAAAAATAAAATGCATCATATTCATTTAGTTTTTCTAATAATGAATTAGCTACTATGCTATAAACTTTAAATGCAGGGTTTTTAGATTTAACCGTGGAAAATGATTTTTCACTGTCATCTTCATTTTTTAAAAAGAATGATACTTCAGCAACTTTTTTCCCTTTTAATTCGGGAATTTTAAAAATTGGTTTTTTCTCTATTTGGATTTGGTACTCTTCATCATTTTCAGTAAAAGAAGATAATTCAAAATTGCCGTGTTTTTGCCATTGTAAATTTCTTTTTGTGTCACCAATTTCTTTTAATAACATCAAAATATATTCCTAATTTTGAATATATTTATCAGCAAAATAGCAGCTTGTAGGCATACGTCCATTACATAGCTATTATCTTTAGATTCAATTGGACGTATTAGCAAGTTTATCTCTTTTGTTTAATGTATTAAATTTAAGTATTGATCTTTTTTAATTCATCAACTAATTTACCTGTGAGTTTTTTCTTCTCATCATCTTTTAAAAAATCTTTTAAAATTACAGTCATTTTCTTTCCATGACCAAAAGCCAAATCTTGTAATCTTGTCCCATGCATATTATTAGTAACCCGTTGGGCGATACGATTATACATAGACATTCTTTTATCTGCCGTGTCATTTGCTATAAAAACCACGGCATCATAATCGTATTTTGATACTTCTTTATCTAACGCGTCGACAATTACTCCGATAACTAACATAGAATTTTGAGAATCATTAGTTATTGATTGTGTAAAATTACCATCTTTATCTTCTTTTTCAAACGCTACATTAATAATGCTATATTGAATAGATGTAACTTTAATTTTTGCAGGTTCTATAATAATTCGGTAAACAGAATCGTTGATGGTTTCAATTGCTTCTATTCCAGATTCACCATCTTTTCTATTATGCCATTTAACTACTCGGCCATCACCCTTTAGCGATTCTATTAAATCTGGTAAATCACCAAATGCTTCAGTAAGATCTCGTAATTTCATAAAATATTCCTATTAAAAAATATATTTATTGAAATTACTATGGGCGGAGACGACGGGACTCGAACCCGCGATAACCTCATAGACAGTGAGGTACATTAGCCGCTATGTTACGTCTCCATATTTCTTTTACATTTCTATAAATGTACTTCTAGAAATAACTGATTTGTCCAAGTTTTCTTTCTTATCAGTGACAATAATCAATTGACCATCAAATTCAAATTCGCCAGACTTTGCTAAAGATTTGATTGAAACTGTGCCATCTATTGCAGCCTTAATTAAGGCCGCATATGCTGGATTTAATTTTTCATACACGTCAAGTAATACAACAGCATCTTTTACTTTTTCTAACGCATCAAAAAAATCATTCACGTGGCCAATCTTACTAAGATCGATAGACTTAACATTCGAAATACTTTTCTTTACGATTTTGATTGCTTCATCAGAATCAGTATTTACTAAGACTAAAGTTTTAAGCTGTCCGGATTTTACTGCACCTAATACTTTCGTTAGATCTGGAATTAGAGTTTCAAGCAATTGGAATAATTTCATTTTATATCCTAAATAGATTTTTATCTATTTATATAGATTGGTGAGCCCACTGGGATTCGAACCCAGAAAGGGATATTAAAAGTATCCTATGATCATCCGTTTTCATCATAAGCTCAATAAATAATCAACAACAAAGCCTGCATTCCCGTTTAGAGCCAGACACTACACCTGGATAAACCATTGAAGTTTTTCTAATGTCGACTGGTGCACCTTACTTCCGATTTTCATCGGGGTCTGTTTCCCAAGGTCTTCCATGGAGTATCAGGTCCCACGTTATGGTTGTTAATAATGGATGAGGTGGAATCGAACCACTCCTCGAGGAACTTCGCGTCCCCGGAACATTCCCAGTTGTTCGTCACATCCATGGTCCCACGTAGAGGAGTCGAACCTCTGTCGTAAAGTTCGTAGCTTTACATAATGTCCGTTATAAGAACGTGAGATAATGTTACTTTAATTCTATTAACCAAACCGTCGGATCTATTCCATTAATAATACATCCAGTCAATCTAGTATTTCCACTTAGCAAATCGTACTTCTGATTTATCTTTAAAACGATAGGCATTTCAACAGGACCTTTATGTTTTAAAAATCTTTCTTTCTTTTCAGCTTCTACTTCTTTCCAATGTTCTTTAGCATCAGCAATAGAATTTTTAGTTGTATTGCCTACATTGTTAAGCTTTTCAAATTTGATAGGCTTTCCTGTTTTTGCTATATCAATCCACTCTTCCTCTGATAAATCTTTTAGCTCATCATATCTAAGAGCTTCTTCGTATTCATCAGCGAAATTAGGTTTTACAAATTTAACAGTTAATTCATTAAGCCGCATTTAAATTCCTATTTGTTAGGTCGAGCCCAGAGGAGTCGAACATCTACTATACGAACGTGAGATATTGGGGGCACCAGGAGATTCGAACTCCTTCCTCTGCCCTAGTCGAGCAGCAAATGCACCATACACCAAGGTGCCCATTTGGCAGGGGCTAGTCGAGCGATCCTGCCGCTGTGGGTTTTGACACCGTCGAAATGAGCTGCACAGTCAGCTGGTCCATTTCCAACAAAACCTAAAACTTTATCTTGCGACCACTGATCCAACCGGATTCAATCCAAGAATCAAGATCAGGCCTATTGATCTTCATACTTCGTTTTTCATCTAACGAATGAATCCAACAAGTTCCATACTGAGAATTATTTTCAGCACTATGTGCTTCTTTCATTTTCTCTTTAGTTTCATCGGAATGATTTTTTCCTAACATTCCTAAACTTGTACGACATCCGTCAAAGAACACAAATCCATCTTGCTTCATTTTAACAATCGTCTTTTTACTTCTCTCCGACCATTGCTTAGCATACTCTTCATCTTCTTTTAGCTTATCGGAAATCGTTTGATTCCCGAGTGCTGATCCTTTAAGCCTGGATTCTTCTGAGAAACCTCCCTTACCGCCAATCGCGATATTCATGCATAAAGGATTCTTCAAAAACTCTTCATTGATGATCTGCTCTTCTATATCAAACATTTCTTTACGAGAAAAACAATGTTCTAGAATTTCGAATTTATGATTTTCAATTCCGTGTTTATGAATCGAATATCGAATTCTTTTTCCTGAACCCATGTAACCATCGTTCAAATCATCTGTTGAATGGACTCCAATGTAAAACTTTTCATTCAAGGTATTCGTGATTTTATACACGATATGATGCTTTCGGTTTTCTGCTCTAATCATTTCAACTCCTATTTTTATAGGAGTATTTATAAGATTTCTGCAAAAAGTACCGAGGTGGGATGCCTCAGATTCGAACTGAGTTAGAGCCGGTTAAGAGCCGGGGCTTCACCTTCAAAGTTTGCATCCCATTTTGCCTTGTTGCTGAGAATTGAACTCAGTCTCCATCGGCTCTGGCCGGCGTGCTCCGTACACTACAACGCGGGGTCCCTGGTGATGGTAACGCTCCAACGTCTTACGATTATCAGTCGTGTGCTCTACTATTGAGCTAACCAGGGATTAGTGAGGTGTTTCAACCTCGTGTGGGTTACTAGGTTCCACTCGACTCTATACGGTGCCGAAGATTTTTTGGTAGTCGGTTTGGGATTTGAACCCAATATCTCACGCTTATCAAGCGTACGCTTATGCCACTTAAGCTTCCCGACTATTCTTTACTTGCTAAACTCGATCCAATATTCTTCTAAGTTAGGATAATACTTTGGATAAAGTTTTTTTAATTCTGATATTGCTAAATGATTATGTTCATCAGCAATTAATTGTCTTGGATGCAGTTTCATTAGATCTACAACTCCATTCATTATATCACTGGTTTTAATATTTCCACCATTATGTTGCACAATAATATCAACATGTTGAGTCATCCAATTTTCAAAACTCGATTGAGATCCTTGATTGTGTCTAACTACATCGGTATCATCATCTCTATGATAATGCAATACATGAAAATTAACCTTATCTAACATCCCATTATCTATAACCCGATCATGAAGATGTCCTCTCATTCTCATTTTCAACTTAGTACATGCAGCATGCACACCATGAAATTGCTCTACTAAAGAGTTATCACTAAACATCGCGACTTGAAGTAATGAACTTCTTACTTTCTGCCGATCACCAGCTCCAGCAGTTCTAGTAAATTTAAAACTGCCTCTAATAATACTTTCAGACATTCACTATCCTTATAGCAAAAAAAAGGTCGGGATACTCCAATTCGAACGGAGGGTCTCCTCGTCCCAAACGAGGCGCGATAACCAGACTACGCTTATATCCCGGTTGGTTGCATTGCATCACGACAACAGAGGCGCTCTAATTGCCAAGTGTGGGACGATGCTTACTGCTATGCAACTCGGTATCCGATAGTGGTCACGATCCACTGGCCTTTTCGATGTCGACGAAATGCTCTACCAACTGAGCTAACCGGATATTCTGTGCAGAGATAAAATCTCTGCGCTTACTCTTTACTTAACCAAATTAGAAACATCTGTATCGACTTTGGTTTCTTCTGCCTTAAACCAAGCAGTAATTTTTGTATACATCGCTGGAACAAAAGAACCAACAACTAGACCGACTGCAATACCAATAGCAAATTCAATCATGATTATATTCTCCTAAAGTTATGTCACCGAAATAAATGACATAAGTATTTATTCTTTTCTTTTGAGTGTAGGCATATTGGCCCAAACTTCGCTTTTATAAAAACTTTCCATAGCTTCATCTAACTTGCAAACAAACCCGGTTTTCTCAGTTGTTTCTTTAGAAAATTTTATGTCGGAAACAATAAATGTGGCACTGGAGTTATTTTCAGTTTCATAAATTTTAATATTGTAGCTTATGTCTTTACGAAGTCTATCAGCTAATGACCGATAGATTTGTTTCTTTCTATCAAATTCTTTAACATCATTAGAATGTCGTTTCTCTGCTGAAAAATAAAATGCATCAAAATCTGCAAATTTTCTTTTTAAATTTCGGCCAACCACACTATACACGCTAATAGAAAAAGTTTTGGTCTGGTTAGTTGAAAAATTCTTATCTCTGTTTTCTTCACCTTCAACATGCTTGAAGAAGGAAACTTCTGCTGTTTTCTTTCCTTTCAGTTCTGGAATATCAAGTAAAGGTTTTATTTCAATCTGGATAACATAAATCTCTTCATCACATTTGAAAACAGCCTGTTCAATATTCCCGTTTTTATTCCAAGCCAATGGAAGATCAGTATCAAAAATTTCTATCAATTGCATAATATTCCTAAGTATTTAGAAATATTTATAGTGTCCAATGTCTGGGCGGCTGGATTTGAACCAGCGGTCTATCGCTTCCAGGGCGAGGATGTTGGCCAGGCTACACTACGCCCAGACATTGGACACTACTAATTTATTCTGTTTTTGCTGCTTCAACCATCTTTAGATGCGGACGAATCCAACGCATGAAGTATGCTGCTTTATCTTCTGCTTCGAAGATTGCACCTTTAGTTTCTTCGAATGGAATTGGAAATTCAAAACCGTTTTCACATACGTACCAAAGTTCAGTCTTTACCTCAGTGTTTACAAACCTAGCAAATTCGACTTTGCCTTTTACACAATCAATCAACTTCATGATATTTCCATTTTGTGGTAGGTCCTGCCGGGATCGAACCGACGACAATCTGCGTGTAAGGCAGGCGCTCTACCAGCTGAGCTAAGGAACTATGGACGGTCTTCACGACGAATCAAACTGATTTGAAGCGGGACCGATTTATTTTTATTTGACTGTTTGTCCAGTCAAAACTTCATACTTTTTAATTCTATTATGGATAGCAACATATGATACTCCTAACTGTTCTGCTACCAAACGAAGCGAATTAAATTTCTTATACAATGTAACCGTTTCTTCTAAATTGGCTAAGCTAATCTGATTTCGTTCTTGCTTTTTCTTAGCTATTTCTTCTTGTCTATCTTTCTTCTTTTCAATATCTTTCCAAGAATTTCTACCTTCAACCCATGGATACTCATACAGGAAATCGTTTTTTATGCGTTTGGATTGTAAAGTCTCTAAATTACTAATCCACCTCGTGCCAAACTGAGAATTCCTTTCGCCTTTCTGATGACCATTCGCTAAATGAATTTCACTTATTTTCTTCTTAGCTTCTTCGGAATGTTTCTTTCCAAACCACCAATTTTTATTTTCCGAATAATATTTCTTCAAACCTTTTGATACTGCTTCTTTAAAAGGAGCTTGAGATTTATAAGCTTGTTCTTTCCAGCCAATATTTCCGGTTTTGCGATGATTGTTTTTATTATTATGCTTGCCTGTAGCATTTACATGATACCAATCACCAGAGCCGCCTAACGTTAAATTCAAACATGCTTTATCTTTTAGCAGGCTTTCATTTACGATCTCTGCTTCGCGATTTCTAAGTTCTTCTCTTGATTGTAGAAATTCTAGGATTTCAGTACTATGATTTTCAATTCTGTGCTTACGAATCGAATACCACAAACGTTTACCGCTACCTTTATATCCATCTTCTAAGTCATCAGTACTATGCATACCAATGTAAAACTTTCCTGTTACCTTACATACCGTTTTGTAGATGTAATGGTATTTTTTCTTATATGCTCGTTCCATGAAATACACTCAAAAATTCTAAGTGTATTTATAGGACTTTTTGCAGAATGTTGCGGGCTCCGCATATGAGTAACGATCTCACCTAGCCACGGATTAAATCGAGGGAAATTTCCCAATTCGTGAAGACTTTTTAAATCTTCACTGGTTGGATAACTCAACAACCAAATCAGTCCGGCCCATGCACCATGCTCGGGTTTTGCGGAATTGTAAAACTACTGGTTAGCCCTCTCGGTTACGCTCCGAGCTTTATACCTTTTCAGGGTATCACTTTCACTAGATTAGTTTAAGGCTAATTGGTCATGGCTTTTTATACTAGTGCCATGTCCTAGTCATTTTAATCAAAAATGGTGCGGTGCTCCATGCTGGATTCGAACCAACGTCGCCAGGTTACAAATCTGGTGCATCTCCTAATATGCTTATGGAGCATATCCAAGCATCCCAATGGACACATATGCTCTAACACCCCATTCCCCATCTTATTACTTCTTAAACTTTTCCATTGCTTTCTTTAAAGCTTCATTTGGTACTTTAGGTTTTTCTAAAGCTTCTTCAAAACGCTTGGATTCTTTTTCATTTAACTTAATCATAAATTCTTCTTAAAAAGTTGATCTAGCCACCATTTTGGAAACTTTTTATCTGCATATAACTCGCATTTAAACAGAGTTCCCATCTTCAAATCCTCAAACCACATCTTTGTTGTCACATTGAGCCATTTCTTACCACAAGCAAATCCATTTTTTGCTGATACTGGAGTTCCATAGGATTCTCCATTGTACAACTCAATCAGCATATCATCACTGAAGTCATGTAAATGTTTCCAATCATCAGCAAATATCTTATAGACCTCTGCCATTCTGAGAAACTTTTTACTAACTCCATTGATCGTTAGTCTTGGCTTACCTTTGTTACCGCTAAATGCTGTGGCATAGCATCCTCCAAATGTTGGTGATGATTTATCCAATAAGCTAAGACGGACCATTACCCGTTTCTCAGCTCCAGGGAATCGAACCCTGAAATCATCCGGTAATGAATCCGGGTTTCGATCCCGGTACTGAACCTTATGAGAGTTCTGTGATAGCCAAGTTCACCAATTCATTATATTTTGGCAGGGACGGATGGAATCAAACCATCGATAATTGGGTCAAAGCCAATTGTGTTATCTCTACACTACATCCCAACAGTTATTTCATTTTCCTACCTTTAATCCAACCATTAGAAATCCAGAAATCTAATTCATCTATTCTGACTCTCTTATGTTTATCTAATTCTGAATTATAAATCCAATAATTAGAAAATTTAGAATTGTCTCTGTCGTTAACCAATTTACAATTATCAAAATGCCATCTTTTTGCAGTATTAATTGCCACGTTTTTAAAGCAATGTGGACAATTAATTTTTGTCTTTGGTTTGCCTTTTGCACAATGGTCATGTGTTGCAAAATATTTTTTTAAAGACTCGCTTATTTTTTCACGTCTTTTAAAACTAAATTCTGAATTAGTCCATGAACTTCTTTTATTAAGCCAAGACATTTTTGCTGCATATCTAGCGTGTATTCGCTGAGCTTCTGGATCAATTCTAGCCCAGCTATTGTTGCTCATATTTGCTCGACTTTGCGCAGAATGAATTCTGCCAAAATTCTTTTTGCTAATTTTTATTTTTGTTTCTTCTGTATGTGGTCCATAAAAAGGTTTTCTATTTTTGATAATAGAACCGCCAGTACCACCTTCAACTAAATTATAACAATCATCGCTTTCTATAAGATCTTGCGTTATCAACGATTTTTCATGGCCATACATATCTTCTGCTGATTCGAAATAATTTAATATTTTCTTTGAAAAATGTTCTCGACCATATTTGTTTATGGCATTATTAAGATATTTTCCGGAACCAAGATATCCATCATTCAAATCTAATGTTTGATGTGCTCCAATATAAAATTTACCATTTACATCATTCGTTGTTTTGTAAACAAAATAAAACATATTGATTCTTATTTTTATTATTTTAAATATATTTTTGGGTGACCGGTGGGTATCGATCCCACTAGCAAACAGGGTCACAACCTGCTCCCTCGCCATTTGGGTTCGGCCACACTAAAATATACTTTTATTATTCTACCGGTGCGTGGTCATGGAATCGAACCTCTTCCTTCTCCTGAGACACTCTGCCTTTTAAGTTACAGACGCATTATTCTTTTAAAACAAAAAAGGCGAACCTTTTGGATTCGCCTTGTCTTTTTACTACTTGATCATCACGGAGATTTAACTCTGGTGAATGACCTCGGACAAGGCGTGTGAATCATCATTATGTTGAGGACGTACATTAATAAATGTGACCGGCGCAAACATATCAGCGGCTTTGCGCTGAGCTTGCTTCACGGTGATTTTATTAATGGCGAACATGATAATGGTGCTTCCTAAGTGTTTGGTTGTTAATTCTATTTATAGTAAATTTCTGCTGTGTGGTGTGATTTTCACAACTTTTTTCAAATTATTTTTATGTGCACCACAAAATGTTATCCACAAAGGCAATAAAATAAATTATCGGATCCTGTACTTACCTTGGGAGGTCGTCAACAAACTGTTTGATACACTTACTATCAAATTCAATAAGTCGAATGGCATAACATCTGTAGTGCAGAAGAGAATAATAACACACCTGCAGGATTTGTACAACTTATTTTACTTTGAAAATCAATTTCTTCGAATCTACAACTTCGAGACGAAGATTGAACGGAGTAATCCATTCTTTCTCACGCTGACACTCTGCTATTTCGGCATCATCGACATCATCATGGCCTGATGAATCCTCGTGATGTAGTTTCGTCATAAATTCATAGTACTTAAATGCCTTGCATGGCGGGAGCACTGTAATCACCGTTCCAAATTTCTTAGCAATTTTCTTGTCTTCTGAATACGATGTATAGTAGTTAATTGGCTCATTAGCCAACAACTTTTTCAATTCATCTTCTTTAACACCGCGATACAGAGGAATTGTACATTTTTCTGAAATATTCTTGAAAACCCATTCCATATTCCTATCTCTCTTACCGATACGAAGGATGTATTCTTTACCAGCACCAAGATAAGAACATGTGTTTAGCACACCATATGTGATAGTCTTATCTAAGTATTTAAATATTAGCAATCCATTAATATCTTTCTTTTTTTTGTGGAAAGGAACTTTTGTATATGTTTCTTCATTTAATAAATCGTGTAGTTTCATTTCATTTTTCCTTTGGAATATTTCCTATTTTCTTTAGGATTTCGTCAGGGACTTTTCCTTTAGTCATTAAAATATATTTTCCGGTACCATTAGGGAGGTTTATACCTTCATGGAATCCATATCCGTTTTTTTGGACTAGAATATGCATGAGTCTGCTGTACAAAGCATATCGTTTCTCTGCATCTTCTTTGGACAAATCGTTTTTATCTAATACACCTAATAAAATCCCATCTAGATGATAATGCTTTTCATATTCTTTTATTTTTTCTTCTGCTGCGTTTCTTACTGCCCCAAGGACCTTAGAGGCAGTCATCGCATTAGTTCTCGCAAATGATTGTTTTTTATTTTTGTTAAGATATGAAAATCCAACTTCTAAAAAGTGGTAAGCTTTATCTCCAAAATCAATATCTATAGCATCAATTCTAACTTCATACTCAATATCCGCGACTTTAAAAGTTCCACGATCATTGAATTCATTTTCCTTTCGCCACACCAAATCTTTAGCTTTATAATTTAAAGATTCCCATAGATCGAATAAAGCTGGAAGTCCAGGCTTATATCCTTCTATGGTAAGAATTTTATTCAGTTCTTTTTTGCCTTTATCAGCATCTTCTTTATTGGAGAAGTGATATGCATCCTTTCCATTCCATATTCCGCCTAATGAGGCCATGACAGTATGACATTTCTCTTTCTGATGATCAGCGAGAGTATCATACTGCATATGCTGGACCGCGAACACTGGCTCATCTTGAAAATGAGTATGTTGATAGTTGAGCGGGTCTTTAGCAAGCTCTTTTAAGAATTCTTTAAATCTCACTTGATCTTGACTTCTTTATAAAGAACATGCTTACGAACTACTGGATCAAACAACATCATTTCCAATTTTTCTGGCTTGGTGCGTTTGTTTTTATCTGCTGCATATCCTTTACCTTTGGAATGTGCTTGAACGTAATTTAGATATGCCGTCTTCTCTTTTGAATTGATGTCAACAGTGAGTTCAGCTTCCTTTGAATTGGTGCTGAGCCATGTTTTCTTTTCATCCTTTAGATATGCGGTGAGGAAGATACGATTTTTCCAATCGCCTTCCTCTTCCACTCTAAAGTTCTCGGTGTTCTCGAGAATTAGATCAATTAGTTTCATTCTTTTAATCTGTGTACTTTTTGCCATGTGGATCAATAGTGATCACCACCGTTTTTCCATCTTTTGCTGTACCAGCCCAAGCCTTATGCATCATTGACGATTTATCAGGTCCGCGGAGTATTACATCATATTCCCAGAATTTGCGTTGGCCTATATTAAAATACTCCGATCCATCTCTTACTTTTGGACGTGTAAATTCTCCAAGACATTCAGCTTGAACAAACTTATCATCTAATTCTTTATCAGAAAGTTTATCAAGACCTGCCAAATCCTTGCCTTGAAAATACGCATTTTCTGGAGTACCAGCGAATAGTTTTTTCTGATTACGAATTGCCTTAATAAAATCCTCGTTGGTTAAGTATTGAAGATCATCATTTGCATGGTCTTTGGCTTCCAATTCTTTTGAAGAGCCATTGGCTTCGTTAAGCTTGAGTAATTCTTTAATTAACATAATTTATCCTTATTTGACTTCTTTGAACAACACATGTTTCTTGA